CCGACCACATTCTATTGCAATGGTATTTCAACGAGAATACTATAGATGTTGTAAAAGACATTATGCGATTCGCACCATCTACATTAAGCAATGGCAATCAGCTGGGTATGCTCTTAAAAGGAACCATTACGCTGGCAGAAGGATATGCTCAACAGTGTAAGAAATTTAGGGGATTAAAAGAAAATATAGCAAGAGCAAAGTTTGAAAGAGCTGCAAAATCAATAGCAAAAATGTCTGCTGCAACCAATGAAATAGGCGAAATAGACCCTATGAGCTGGCTAATAACACATGCCATAATGGGACTAAAAAAGACACCAGTGCTATTAATAGAAGACTTTGACCGCATAGACCCAGTGCAATTGTTTGGTATTTTCAATATATTTTCCACACGAACAGAAAAGAAAACCACAGCTAATGCAACAGAAAAACAGGGAGACGACAACGAAATAAATCCAATAAAAACACAAAATAAGTTTGGTTTTGCTAAGATAATATTTATGATGGATACAGTTGCAATAGGCACTATTTTTCGTAACTATTATGGCGAAGCCAACTACGAAAGCTATATAAAAGAGTTTGTTGCACGTACTACTTTCTATCATTCAGTATCCGAACATGCAAAAAGCTCCCTACAATCGTATGTAAAAGAAGAGTGTAAAATAAACTTCGAAACCGTCTCTAAAGGATTAACGGCTATTGGAATAAGGCTGGATAGAAGCGATATTAAAGACATGATGAACGTGTTAGACAACTTCGAAGATGCATATATACGAGAAGAAGTGAGTGTTACGGACAACTTTCGCTTCCAGTCTGACACCCCATTAGTGAAGCTTTTGACATTGCTAAAAAGGATTGGCGTGAAAGAACACCAATTGTCTGACTTCTTTTCGGCTATTGAAGCAGAAGAGAACTTTATGGACCTTTTGGGCTGTTTTGCCGTAACAAAGGAATCTATACTACGGCATGGGAAAGTCTGCCACAGGGGTGTGCTATACCAAATGGTGGTAGATGAGGAAGAAGGAACGTATAAAACGTTCGACCGTGTTATGACTATTCCTAGTATGGTATCGGTAGATGACTATCGTTTTTTGGAGGTTGATATAGATAAAGTCATAAGGAAAGCATTAGAATACGTAAGGCGCATTTAACACATAATGTATTTATCAGCAACCATTCCGCCAGACGTAGGGGCTGATTCATCGTGCTCGTACCCACGAAACTCCCCGAAATAATGTTGCGTATTCGTAATATCTCAAACAGCCGAACTGGTAAGGAGCATTCCTACTTATATACCATCGGTTTGTAAAAACCATACTTTTGCATTGCAAA